GCGCATAAAGATACATCTTTTTTAGTTGCGGAATAAGGAACGCTTAAACAATGGAAAATCATATATATATAGTGTAATATTAATTACAATATGTCAACTAAAAAACGTAGACAACCAAAGGAAACAATTAAGGAAGTTTTAGAAGATAATGTTTTCAGACAAGTTAAATTAAAAATAAAAAAATTTGACTTAACAGAAAAACAGAAAAGTTTAGTGGAGTTGGCTTTCCATAGGGATACGAAGATAATTTTTATCAATGGGGTAGCAGGTTCATCAAAAACGTTTTTATCAGTTTATTCTGCATTACATTTGTTAAATGCAAATCCAAAATATGAAATTAAATACATTAGAACTATCGCTGAAGCGGGAGAAAGAGGGTTAGGATCTTTACCCGGAACAGTAGATGAAAAATTTAATCCATTTATGATGCCTTTATATGATAAGCTAGATGAGTTATTGCCAATTACGCAATCTAAATATTTAGAAGATCAAGGGTATATCGAAGCATTTCCTGTAAACTTCTTAAGGGGTGCTACATGGAATGATAAGATTATTATAGCGGATGAAGCTCAAAATTACTCCACGAAAGAATTGATAACACTTCTAACACGTATTGGCGAAAATACTAAGATGTTTATTTGCGGCGATTCTATGCAGTCTGACATTGGCGCTAAATCTGGCTTCACAAAAATACATGATTTATTTAATGATGATGAAAGTAAAGAGCAAGGAATTCATTGTTTTTGTTTCGAAGAAGAAGATATTATTAGAAGTCAAATATTGAAATATATAGTTAAAGTCTTTAGAAAATTAGATAAATGATCATTTGATATATATAATATATCAATGAGTAATACATTCTGTTCTCAATGCGGCTCTAAGCATCCCGCAGGTTCTAGATTTTGTTCGTCGTGTGGTTCAGCTCTGTCAACTTTGGTAGCGCCAAGACAACAATTTCATCAGCCTCAAACAGACGCTGATGATAGCCCTTCTATTTTTGTTAGACCTAGAAAATTGTCTTATGAAATAGAGAAAGGCGGCAATGCTACATTTAAGGGTGAGGAACTTTTTAAATCAGCTCCAATAAGTGATTCTGATAAACTCGATAGACCCGTCATGCAAACTAAGAAATTGACTCAAGAAGAGTATTTAGCGCAATCATTAAAAGAATGCGCTCCGAGAGGTATGCAAGATATTGATGAAAGCTAAAAAGAAAAATTTTGAGGATATGTATGAAAAAATTGATGAAGTCATAAAAAAAAGAAAATCTAAGTGGAGGCTGAAGGCTATAACATGGTTTGATTTTGAAGATATCGAGCAAATAATAAAATTACATATCTATAAAAAATGGCATTTATGGGATCAGTCTCGACCTATAGAGCCATGGGTGAACAGAATAGCTACGAATCAAATAAGAAATATTATTCGTAATAATTATACTTCTATAGCTAAACCTTGTTTATCGTGCCCATTTAATACTAGCAAAGGAATAGAAGTCGTTTATCAAGATTCCTGTGGATTTACAGCTAGTAAAGTACAGTGTAATGAATGTCCTTTATATGCTAAATGGGAGAAATTAAAAAAGCCAGCATACGATATAAAAATGACAGTCAGTTTGGAGAATCATGAAAATTATTATATGAGCTTCGAATCAGGTGTTGATTATGATTATATTGAAGCAGAAAAAAGAATGCATGCTTTAATGAAAGAGAATTTAAATGATAAGCAATTTATGGCGTATAAATTATTTTTTATAGATTATTTAACTGACGATCAAATTGCGAAAATATTGAAATTTAAAACGAATGAAAAAGGAAGAAAAGCGGGGTATAAGCAAATAAAGAACCTAAAAAAAATGCTGTATTTGAAGGCTAAAAAAATATTAAAGGATAATGATTTATTTTCAGATTAATTATGTTATCAGACCAAGATAAAATTTTTATTAACAAAAAAATAGAAGAGGGCCTTGATGATTATATTGTTATGGCAAACCTTCTTCATAGTCGAGAAGATTTAACTGGGCGATCTAAAGAAGCGAAAGTTGTTAGGGACTATTTAATAGAAACAGGTTTTATAAAAAAGAAAAAGCGAGAAAGATTTTCTCATGCTAAAGAAATACTTACTGACTCTCAAAAGAATTTTATTGATCAAAATATTGAGTCAAACATGAGTCCGAAACAAATTACAGAATTAATTTTTAATCAAAAATTTCAAGGCACAGAGAATCTAAATATTCATGTTACGGCAGAATATAGAGCCGTGCATAAATATATTAAAGAAAAATATCCTCAGTTTTTAGTAGATTCAGAATCGGGAGTAAATCAGAAATATTCGGTACCAAGATCTTTAAAAACAGTTCTTAACAAAGTCAATAAATGGTGTGGCCAAAGTTTAGATGAAAATAAATTATCTTTGCAAAATAGAAAATGTTTAGAACGTTTGTTGGTTTATTTGGCAAGCCCTCGTTTTGTTGCTAATTATGATGCTTATACAAGTAGCGCAGATAAAGATTTATTTGAAGCAGAATTCGTTCGCTCTATTTGGGATAAGCCAGATCTTACAATAGATGAAATTAATTTGTATATAAATGTTTGTATGGATTATATTAATCTAAGACAAATAGATATCAAGAAAAATAAAGTTAATGAGATGTTTAACGAAACTCAAGAGCAGAATGACTTGACGATTCGTTTAACTGAAATTTTAAAAACGATTAGCGAAGAATATAACCAATGTGCAAAAAGAATTGATCAGAGTATTCAAAAACTTAATGGTGAAAGAGCTAAAAGAGTAGAAAGGAGTCATCAAAAAAATGCTTCTATTTTAAATTTAGTTGAACTTTTTCAAGACGAAAAAGAGAGAAGTATGATGATACAGATTGCAGAGATGCAAAAACAAGCTGTGCAAGATGAAGCGGAAAGATTCGAGAGTATGTCTTCTTGGAAAGCTAGAATTTTAGGTGTGTCCAAGGAGGATGCTATATGAATAAATGTCAGATTTGTCAACTAAATTTTAAAACTGATAAATCCTTTCACGCTCATTTAAAAAAGCACGGTCTTTATCAAGCGGAATATTATTGTAAATATTATCCTCGTTACTCTTTGTATTATAAAAAGCAAATACCTTTTATAAATAAAGCAGATTATTTTTCGAAAGAGTTTGTTGATTTAAATGAATTGTTAGTTTGGGAAAAGAATGCTGATAGTCAATTAGTAAAAGCTAAATGCTTAGAACTTTTGTCAAAGAGGATAGAAGAAAAAGGGTATGAATACGCGCCTTTCCATAACGAATTAAAAACTTTAGAATTACCTCCTATTGATATTTTTAAAAAACATTTTAAGTCATATAGTAAAGCGTGTCGCGCAATAAATAAAGAACCTATTTTTAATAAGCCGATGCCTTTTGAGTTTTACGATAAAGATATTCCTGAGTTTGAAATTTTAGTTGATACTAGAGAGCAAGATCCTTTGCCGTTTGAAAAAACAAAAAAAGAAAAATTATATATTGGTGATTATTTAAATAATCAAGGTGAATATACATATACATATGTAGACAGAAAAAGCGAAACAGATTTCTTAGGAACATTAGCTTCTGGCGTAGAAAGGTTTAGCAGAGAAATAGAAAAAGCTGTTGCTTTAGATAGTTATTTGTTTGTTGTTATTGAAACAACCATAAATAAAATAAAATATAATCATAAAAAGTTTCGCCGCAAAACTAGTCTAGAATATGTTTTTCATAATATGAGATACTTAACTCATAAATATCCTCGTAGCGTTCAATTTATTTTTACAGGTGATCGAGAGAAGTCTTTAGATTTAATTCCAAGGCTTCTTTATTTTGGAAGTTCTTTATGGAATGTAGATGTACAATATTATTTAGATTATGAGCTGGGAAACAGGTAATCAAGTACCAAGAAAAAACGAATATATCACTAATGAGGAGTTGTTAAAAAAGAAAGGTTTCTTAGAAGAAAAAGAGGCTAAACTTTTATTTTATGAATTTTTAAGAAATAATACAACTTTTGCTACAGATTTAATCACTGGCGTTCAATTGTTCCCATTTCAACATATGGCTATTAAAAGCATGTTAGAAAGTGATTATTTTTTAGGAGTATGGTCTCGCGGTATGAGTAAAAGTTATACAACTGGAATTTATGCCGTTTTAGACGCTATTTTGAATCAAGGAGTTGAAACAGGTATTCTTTCCAGATCTTTTCGGCAGTCTAAAATGATTTTTAAAAAAATTGAAGATATCGCTGCAAAACCAGAAGCTTATTTACTAAAGCAATGTATTACTCACGTTTCAAAAAGTAATGATGAGTGGGTAATGGAAATAGGCAAAAGCCGTATTCGAGCATTACCCTTGGGTGATGGTGAAAAACTGCGAGGTTTCCGTTTTCACCGCATTATTATTGACGAGTTCCTGTTGATGCCTGAACGCATTTATAATGAAGTTATAGTGCCGTTTTTGTCCGTTGTACAGAACCCTACACAAAGAGAAGAGTTGTATCAAGTAGAGAACAATTTAATTAAGCAGGGCAAAATGGAGGAAAAAGATAGATATCAATGGCCTAATAATAAATTGATTGCTCTTTCTTCTGCCTCTTTTAAATTTGAGTATTTATATAAGTTATACGAACAATATGAGAATTTAATTTTCAATCCTAAAAAGGGTGAAAGAACTCGTAGATGTGTGATGCAATTTTCTTATGATTGCGCTCCTATGCAGTTGTATGACCAAAATCTAATTAATCAAGCTAAAGCTACCATGAGTGAATCACAGTTCATGAGAGAGTTTGGCGCTCAGTTTACTGATGATAGCTCTGGGTATTTTAAGATATCTAAGATGGCTTTGTGTACCGTTCCAGATGGAGAGCTTCCCTCTATAGAAGTAATCGGACATTCTGGCGCTGAATATATCGTAGCTGTTGACCCTTCTTGGTCAGAAACAGAATCTTCTGATGATTTTGCTATTCAAGTTTTAAAATTAAATGAAGAAAAGCAAATTTCTACATTAGTTCATTCTTATGCTTTATCTGGCAGTTCGTTGAAAGATCATATTAAATACTTTTTATACATATTGAAGAATTTCAATGTTGTCGCTATTTGTATGGATTATAATGGCGGCGTACAATTTATGAATTCTTGCAATGAAAGTGAGCTGTTTAAAAACGAAGGTATAAATTTAAAGCAAATGATTACTGAGTTTGAAAAGCCAGAAGATTATCCTCAAAACTTAATTGCCGCGAAAAATGAATATAATAAATCAGATTATAAGTATGTATTTTTAAGAAAGCCAACTTCAAGTTGGATTAGAACGGCAAATGAATTGCTACAAGCTAATTTTGATCACAGAAGAATATTTTTTGGAAGTAGAGCTATAGATGATAATTTTAGATCTCAAACAAAAAAGAAAATAGGTATATTAGATATGAAGTTTTCTAATATGGCAGACTCTGATAAACAAAATGAAGAAGCTAAAATGATTGATTTTGTTGAGCATTTAACTGATATGGTTCTTTTAACAAAAACAGAATGCGCATTGATCCAAATTACTACCACCGCTCAAGGGACTCAGAGTTTTGATTTACCACCAAATTTAAAAAGAAAAACTGGACCAGATAAGCCGCGAAAAGACAGTTATTCTGCTTTAATTTTAGGTAATTGGTTGGCAAAAATATATCACGACATGAATAATACTGAGGTTCAAGAAATTCATTCTACATTTACTCCGATGTTTATAGGGTAAAATAAAAGTTTAAAGTCACTTTGAAAGTAACTTTGTGTAAGTATAATATAGATATGCCACGTAAATATACAAAAAAATCAGATTACTGGAATCAATTTTCTTCAGGTAACGGAAACGGTTCTGAATCTTTAGAGAATTTTATTCAAGCAAATTCGTCAGAACCTCAATTGCTTGGGGAGCCTTTTTATGCTTTTGATAGTAAAGCTGCTTATAGTAGAACTGGTGGCGATTCGTCCACTAATCTCAGAAGAAATCGAGTAGCTACTGGACCCAAAATAAATAAATACGCAAATATTCGCGAAGGATTGTTACCTTTTGAAATGTCTATTAACGGTTATAACGTTAGAGATGCCATCGAATTGTGTCAAAAAGCTTATTCTAATGTAGCTATATTTAGAAATGCAGTGGATATTATGTCTGAGTTTTCTAACGCTGAAATTAATTTAGAAGGTGGTAGTGCGAAAGCTAAAGATTTCTTTTATAAATGGATGAAGTATGTAAAGATCTGGAAAGTTAAAGATCAGTATTTCAGAGAATATTATCGTAGCGGCAATATCTTTTTTTATAAATTAAATGCTAAATTTACTTTAGACGATTTTCAATCTATTATTAAATCTTATGCAAATGCAGATGGTCTTTCTTATGATAGTGTTGAAAAAATTTATAATTACCCAACTCCTTATAACGTAAAAAATTCTATTCCTATCCAATACACTTTATTAAATCCATTTTATGTCGTAGCGAATAGAACCTCTTCTTGGCGACAAGTTGTTTATGAAAAAATGCTTTCTGAATATGAATTAGAAAGATTGCAGAATCCAAAGAACGAACAAGATAAATTTATTTTTGAAAGTTTAGACCCTGAAACTAGAAATAAAATTAAAAATGGTCAATGGGCTCAAGATGGATTAAAAATTCAGTTGAATCCTACTGACATTATTTATTCTTTTTATAAGAAACAAGATTACGAGCCTTTTGCCGTGCCTTTCGGTTTTGCTGTGCTAGATGATATTAATTTTAAGTTAGAAATGAAAAAAATAGATCAAGCGATTTGTCGCACGATTGAAAATGTAATTCTACTTATTACTTTAGGGGCGGAGCCATCTAAAGGAGGTATCAATCATAAGAATATTTCCGCTATGCAGTCTCTATTAAGCAATGAATCTATTGGTCGTGTGTTGGTTGCGGATTACACAACTAAAGCTGATTTTATTATTCCTGATATGAATAAAGTATTAGGATATGAAAAATACAAAATTGTTAATGAAGATATCAAAGAAGGTTTACAGAATATTTTAATTGGTTCAGAAAAGTTTGCTAATACAACTGTAAAAGCTCAAGTGTTTTTCGAAAGATTGAGAGAAGCTAGGAATGCGTTTTTAAATGATTTCTTGCAGCCTGAAATGGAATTAATATTTAAAAATTTAGGATTTAAAGGTAAATGCCCCGTTGCTAAGTTTGAAGAGGTTTCTATTAAAGATGAAACTCAATTTAATAGAGTCGTAACTAGAATGATGGAATTAGGTATTTTACCCCCTGAGGAAGGCATTAAAGTTATCGAAACGGGTATTTATCCTTCTGGCGCTGAGTTAGCTGCGGCGCAAGAAAAATTTGTAGAGCAAAGAAAGAAAGGATTTTACAACCCCATTGTTGGTGGCGTTCCGTCAATTGCACCTCCTGTTCCAGACGATATAGAAGAGTCTGACACAATAGCTAAACCCGCTCAACAAGTTAAAAATAGCGTTCCAAATGAAGTCGGGCGTCCAATTGGAACGACTAAAGCTTCAGTTTATTCAAGAGAAGCTATTTCTCAAGTATTTGATTTAACTAAAGATTTATATGCAAATGTTCAATCTTTATTGAAGAGTAAGTATAATAAAAAAAGATTAAGTTCTGATCAAAAAAAATTGGCAGAAAGTCTTAGCGAAGCAATTATAGTTGGATCTAATAGTTCTGAATGGAATGATAAAGCTGAACAGGTTTTAGCTAATCCATTAGAGCTTGATAAGTTGGGTGTAATGACAGAAATACAAAGTCTTGCAGGAGAGCATGATTTGAATACTTATGCTGCGGCTTTATTATATCACAGTAATAATAAATAAGTGTAATAAATATTATGTATAAGTATACAACGCGGTTTGATAATGTTGTTACTGCTTCAGTAAATTTTGACAATAATTTACTTTTGTCTCAAGCATCATTAGAGCCTATTAAGGGATTAATCCCTAAGTCTGTTAATTTAGAAAAGAATGTCGATTTAATTGGTGCTGCATTTAATGCTGCAGTTGTTAATGCTTTTAATAAGAATGGTGACGGAATTAATACTAGCACCGCTATTGAATTCAAAAATTATTTTACTCATAAACCTACTAATATCGAACATAAGAAACAAAAAGTAGTAGGTCACATTGTTAATTCTGGATTTTCTTCTTTTGGGGAAAATAAAATTTTAACCGATGAAGATGTAAAGGGGTCGTTAGATCCTTTTAATATTGCTTTAGCTGCTGTTGTTTACAGAACTGTAGATAAAGATTTTGCTGAAGCGCTTTTAGAGTCTAATGATCCTGAATCAAATTTATATCAAAAAATAAGCGCAAGCTGGGAAATAGGATTCAATGATTATTATATCGCTTTAGGTAGTGATAAGCTTAATGAAGCTGAAATCATTACTAAAAAAGAACAGATAAATGAATTTAAAAAATATCTACGAGGTTTTGATGGGTCAGGGTTTACAGATGATGGCACCCCTATTTATCGCCTTGTGACTGGGAGAATTTATCCGTTGGGTATAGGTTTCACTACTAATCCCGCAGCAAATGTAAGTGGAGTAATAATTAATGATGGGACTCAAGATTTAATGGATAAAAACGATGCGAGTGATACAGAAGTTAATAATAATACACCTGAAGTATTAAAAATTCGCGAAAATTTTTCACAAAATAAAAAAGAACCTGTAAAACTTAACAAAACTAATATTATGGATTTAGAACAGATATTATCAGATTTAAAGACCGTCCTAGCTGAAAAGCAGACGAAAGAATCGTTCAGCGAAGAGGCTGTTGCAAGCATCTCTAATAAAATCGCTGAAAGCATTAAGGAAAAGAGCGAAGAAATTCAATCTAAAATCGCTTCTGCTGAAGAGGCTAAAGCAGCTGCTGTTGCTGAGGCTGAAGATTTGAAAAAGAATCTTTCAGAGAATAACGAAAAATTAGAAGCGGCTTTTTCTAAAATTAACGAGTTAGAATCTATTCTTTCTGCGCAAGCTGCTCAAGAATTATTTAATTCTAGAATGAGTGTAATTGATTCAGAGTATGATTTTGACGACGCTGACCGTAAGTTGTTAGCTGAAGAATTAAATATTTTAGATAGCTCAGATGAGGCTTTTGCTTCTTATCAAGAGAAGTTGGCTGTGATTTATCGCCACAAGAGCAAAGCTTTTAAAGACGAGCAAGAAAAGATTTTCCAAGAAAGATTAGAAGCTGAGTTAGCAAAGCGCATTCAAAAGACTAAAGAAGTCGAAGTAGCTGAAGCTTCTGTAGAGACAACTGAAACTGTTGAAGTCGAAGTTGAAACTGCATTAGCAAATGCGCAAGCGGAAGAAGCTTCTTTACCTGCTCAGAACATCGAGCCTACAGAAGAGAAGGTTTCTTGGAAAGATAGATTAAGCAAGGCTTTCTCAAAAGAAAATATAACAATTAACTTTTAAAGGTTATGGCACTAAGATTATATCCATTCAGACAGTACAGCGAGCAAGATGTCATTAACTTGTTTGCAAGCGACACTGCTGATACCAACCCATCCACAAATGGTGCAGGTTCAGCTGGTGTATTCGTAAAAGTTTCAGCCGGTAATTTGGATCAAGATCCTATTACTTATGCTGCAAACGGTTATTTAGGAAAAACTGATTACCCTTTTGTTGGCGCTGCTCAGTATCCATCTGTTCCTTTGACTTTTACAGCGGCTACCGCAGGAACTCCTGTTCTTGGTATTACGTTGAATCAGACAATTTTAGAGGACGAAAATGGAGAGAAGCTTCTCTACAATCCTGTTAAAGCTTCAGAATTACAGGCTTGTTTAAGTGGTCAAGCGGTTCCTGTCGCAAGTCGCGGTATGTTCACTTTAGCTGACACAGCAATTGATTGGGAAGATGCCAATATGGTTGTCAACTCTCACTTGTTGATTTCCGCTAATGCTGGCAAAGTTTCAGGTTTAGCTCCTTCAGCTGCTGGTCCATTCACTGGTGATTACACCATTGTTGGAAGAGTTCTAGCTACTGGTCAGCGTGTTTCTCAGAATGGTGAAAGCGATTATTTCGCCGGAACTACAACTGGAAAATATGCTTTAGTTCAAATTGATTGTGTGAACCCAACCTCACTGTAATTAGAAAGGCTTTAATAAAAATATGAAGATAGTTTTAAAAAGAACAGATGAACAGGTTGAGTTAATCAAAGCTTTGGCATCCAAAAATCGTGAAGTAGCCTATGACGCTCAAGTCGCTTTGGCTGAATTCATTGGCCCCGTGTTAGCTGAAGTTATTAATAACGCTCCAACTGTTTCTAACTTATTTACAAGTTTACAATTCAACGCAGAAGACAATCCTTCGATTCCTTTGGATTTATACTATGATGTTTTCGATGAAGATTATATCAAGGTTTATTCTCAGTCTGTCGCAGGTGGTCTTCCTCAAAATATCGTTCAGCCAACTTCTTCTGAACTCAAAATCGCAACCTATCGTTTAGATAGCGCTGTTGCTTTTGACAAGAAGTATGCTGCTAAGAGCCGTTTAGATGTTGTCAGCAAATCATTCACCCGTGTCGCACAGGAAGTTATGTTGAAGCAGGAAAGAACTTCTGCTAACTTACTCATGACTGCATTAGCTAATGCTTCTACTGGTGGATCTAATCACGTTATTCGTTCTGCTGCTGCTAACCGTTTCATCCTCGAAGACTTAAACAAATTGTTCACCAAAATTAAGAGAATTAATTCTTCTTTTGTTGGTGGAACTCCTTCTGGAGCTCGTAGAGGTTTAACTGACCTCATCGTTTCTCCTGAAATTGTTGAGCAGATTCGTGGTATGGCTTACAATCCAATTGCAACTAAAGGTCCTGATTTAACAACTGCTCCTGCAGCTGGTGATGGCTCTGGTATCACCGCTCCTGATTCTGTTCGTAATCAAGTCTTTAGTCAAGCTGGATTGCCTGAGTTTTTTGGTGTTTCCATTATGGAAATCTTAGAACTTGGTGACGGCAAGAAGTTCAACACCATTTTTGATACAGTCGCTGGTTCTACTAGCTATGATGGTCACTATGCAACTGGCGGCAGCGCTGGTGCATTCAATGGCTCTTCTGAGCAGATTGTTGTTGGTCTTGACAGATCTCGCGATTCTCTTATTCGTGCTGTTGCTGTTGATTCTGACACAGGTTCTGAATTCACCTTGCAAGCTGATGATCAGTATACTCTTCGTCAGAATAAGATTGGTTATTTTGGAGCTCTTGAAGAGGGTCGTATGGTCCTCGACAATCGTGCTCTTGTTGGTCTTATCGTTTAATATCAACCAGATCCAATATAAGGGTGCTACTCGAAAGGGTAGCACCCTTTTTTATTGAATTTTAATTTTTAGATTTATCATATATATATGGCTAAAAAATCTATTAATAAGAAAAAGTCTGAACTTGATGATTTAAATTTTGCAGATGGTAAAATTCAAGAAGATCCAGATATTGCAAGAGTTAGAAAATTAGAACAGGCTTTAGGTATTGAAAAATCTAATCCTTTCGGTACAACTAATTTAGAAATATTTAAAAACAAGCTAAGCGAAATGACTAATATTGACTTACAGCATATGTGCGAAAAAGTCGGCATTTTTGCTAGTGGTTCTAGGCAAGATATTAAATCTAAATTAATAAGAGAGTTTAAATCTACTAATAAAGGTTCAATTGCTATGACCGTCGAAAGCCCTTCCGTTCAACTAGATCCTAATAATCCAGATCATCAAAAAGTTCTTAAAATTCTAGGTGAAATTTAGTATTTATTCTTTTTTTATTATATTCAGTGTAAAGTAAAATGTGGCAACGCAACTTACTGTAATTAGGGGAGATAGATTAGAAACTCAAACTATTAACTTATCTTCTTCAGTTGATGATTTTACCGATTTAGTGTGTACTGGTCAATTACGTCCTCATCCTGATGGGGATTTAATTTATCAATTTGTGCCCACTATAGAATACGCAGCGCCATTAAGCGGTTCTGTGTATTTTACCATACCCGGAAACCATACTAAAAATTTTCCTCCTATAAATTTGTACGGAGATATTCATTTTACTTGTACAGGAGATTCAACAAGTGGCGTGTACAATCAAACTCTTTTTGAATTCAGATTAGACGTTAAAGCTGATGTTACTCAGTTATAAGGAATAAAATATGGGCGAAATTGATGTAAATTTATCTTCCAGAAGAAACCAAATTGATGTCAACTTAGCTGCTGATGCTGAGATAGATGTTTCTGGTATTCAACGTGGTCCAGCTGGTACAAGTGGAACAAGTGGCACCTCAGCTACTTCAGGCACAAGTGGTACTTCGGGTACTAGTGGTACTTCAGGTACTAGTGGCACTTCAGGTACTAGTGGTACATCTGGTACATCAGCAACTTCTGGAACTTCAGGCACTTCTGGAACTTCAGGCACTTCTGGAACTAGCGGAACTAGCGCTACCTCAGGTACTTCTGGAACTTCAGGTACTTCTGGGACGAGTGGCACTTCGGCTACCTCTGGCACTTCTGGAACTTCAGGCACTTCTGGGACGAGTGGTACTTCGGCTACTTCTGGCACGTCAGGTACTTCTGGGACTAGTGGCACTTCGGCTACTTCTGGCACGTCAGGTACTTCTGGGACTAGTGGCACTTCAGGATTAGACGGTAATTATGGGGGTTTATCTTTTAAATATAATTTTTCAACAAGCACTGCAGATCAAGATCCCGGTGCTGGGGATTTCGCATTTAATTCTTCAACTCAATCTTTAACTACAAGAATTAATATAAGTAGTGAAGATATATATGGTTCAGACATTGCAGCTTTTCTTAGAACAATAGATGATTCTAATTCTGGAGTAAAAGGTCATTTAATAATTAATAAATTATTTGACCCTGAAAAATTTATAGTTTTTACTTTAAGTTCTTCAGTAGAGTATTCTGGTTATTTTAAAATTACTGTTTCAAGAGTCGATAGTTCAGAAACAAACCCATTTTTTAATAGTGATGATTGTATTATAAGCTTTGCTAGAACAGGTGATTCTGGTACTAGTGGAACTTCTGGAACGAGTGCAACATCTGGAACTTCAGGCACTAGCGGAACTTCTGCTACGTCAGGCACCAGTGGGACTTCAGGAACATCAGGCACTAGCGGAACATCTGGGACTTCTGGAACCAGCGGAACATCTGGGACTTCTGGAACTAGTGGCACTTCTGGTCAAGATGGTAATTTTGGTGGAGCAACTTTTGATTATACTTTTGATACAAGTATTATTGATAGTGATCCCGGCGTTGGTAAATTAAGGTTTAGTAATTCTAATATATCGTTAGCTACTCAATTATATATTGATGATACAGATGATAGCGGAACAAATATTGATAGCTTTTTAAGAACTATTGATGACAGCACTTCTACTATTAAAGGGCATTTTAGAGTATCAGAGAAATTTAATACAAATAATTTTGCTTTATACACTATATCTTCGCTCACAGAATATTCTGGATATTATGATGTGACCTGCTCTTATGTGTCAGGTAGCGTTACTTCTTTTTCCAGTAATCCTGATATAGTTATTACATTTGCCAGAACAGGCGATAAAGGTGATCCGGGGACTAGCGGTACTTCTGGCACATCAGGGACTAGTGGAACATCTGCGACTAGTGGTACTTCTGGCACCTCTGGAACATCGGGAACTTCGGGTACTAGTGCGACTTCTGGAACAAGCGGAACTTCAGCTACTAGTGGTACTTCTGGAACATCTGCGACTTCAGGAACAAGTGGTACTTCTGGAACATCGGGGACTTCGGGTACTAGTGCGACTTCTGGAACAAGCGGAACTTCAGCTACTAGTGGCACTTCTGGAACATCTGCAACTTCAGGAACAAGTGGAACTTCTGGAACATCCGGTACAAGCGCGACTTCTGGAACAAGTGGAACTTCTGCAACATCT